GCAGAACTTCTCAGTCTGATCTATCAGCCAGTCAAAATTTTCATTTGGCTTTTCTTCCAGCTCGTTTACTAATGCAGATACTTCATCATAGTAGCTTGAGATCTCTTTATTCTCATCTAGCTCAATCAACAATGCTTCCTTATTAGGAAACTTATTGTATTTGCCAACGAACGCATGGATTCCTTCGTACAATGCTTTGATCGATCTCTCTACAAAGTACTCACCCTTTAGAAAGGGAATGGCCTTACGGCCATACTCCTCATTAGATACTAGATTTGATAGTATTAACTTCTCAATCATTCATTGGTTCCGTAACTAAATTCTTTCTTGGCACATACTTCCAATCTTGCAAGTACTTCTTCAGTAAAGTACAACTCTGGATTAGTATTGATCTCTTTACCAAATACCTTACGACCGTCAGGCAACTCATACCGTGTGGATACCTTTTTCATTATCTCATACTTCTCAGCAAGTTCCAACAAACCATAATACCTATCTAAACCTTTGTTGTAAGTAAGTAACACAGTTGCGTCTTGGTTTTCTTTGGAGAGTCTTGACTTGAAGGTTTTAATCTTGATTTGACTTCCAATGACCTCTCCGTCTCCATCTTTTTCTTTCTTTTTGGAGAGCATAGCAATAGTGCTTGCTGCGTACTTGAGACCCGATCCACCGCTGATTTCTTTTGTCGGAACATATGAACCTACTACCTCATAAACGTGGTTTGTGACGAGCATCGGTACTTTCACCTTTGCCAACTTCAATGTCAGAACACGGAACGCAGCCTTGATTACTTGCGACTTCGTCATGTCTCTAACATCCTTCCCTTCTAAAGAATCTTCCATCTCTTTAGAAGTAGAAAGCAATCCCAGGCTATCAAGAACAAACATCATAGGTGGACGTTGGTCTGCTGGTTGTTTCTCATATGCCTCGATTAGTTTAAGTGCATGTGTCTTAAACTTCTGAATGGTATCTGGTTCTGCAATAATAACACGCGATGTATCAATACCACGTGAATCCATCATTCCCTTTGTGACTGCTGCCTCTGTGTCGTAGTATACGACTGCTCCGGTTGGGTTCTTGTCAAGGAAGGCTCTAACGATACCAAGAACGAAGAAAGTTTTACCAGTAGCGGACTCTCCTGCAAAAGCAGTAATCTTGTTATCAGGTATGCCACCATAGATGCTACCAGAGAGAAGAGCGTTGAGAATGTAGCTGCCAGTATCAATATAACCACCATACTCAGAACTAGCAGTGCCGTCAGCGGCCAAGTAAGTATCCTCATCATTTAATTCCTTTAGTAGACTCTTTAAAAAACTCATTACATCTCCCTTATTTGATCTTTATCAATCATGATTGTACCACCTCTAATCTTGCCAGTCAACTCTTTAAGTAGTCTGGCACGTGATTCAATCTCTTGTTGCGTATCTTGTTGCTCTTCTATTTGTTGTTCTTCAATCTTTGTTTTAGTAAGTCCAATGTTAGCAGCAATCAATAAAATGATTGCCAATGGATCAAATACAATAACAATAAGAATTATGACCCAACGAACTGTCTTATCCAGGAATTGAGTGTCGACTTCTTCATAGAACAGTTCCGCAATAAACTTGAGGGGACCGACTTCTGCTTCGACCTTTCTAACCTGGGCGGCCAAGGGCGCCCTAGTGTCATTAAGGATACCAATCTCTTTCTGGTAGGCTTGGATTTCCTCTTGTAAGCGAGCACGGTCTTTTTGTTGTGAACGACGTACCACCACTGCTTTTTCCGCACCCTTTTCTGTATCACTGCGGCCCATGATCTGGTCCACAGCGTCATCATATTGTTTAAGTGCTTTGCGGTTCGCATCTATGTTCTCCTTTGCTACTTTAATCTTTTCATCATATATTGCTAGCTGTGCTACGACATCGCTGGAAGAAGCTGTCTGATCGATGTGAGCTTTTGACAGGTATCCAAATGTCCCCATCGATGTAATAAACATCAAAACCACAATTGATGTAACCAGGTATGCTTTGATTGAGAACGGTGCAATGTTCCAGTTACGATATGTCCATGATGCAGCAACTACCTTTGCCACCTCAAGTGTCCCACCCATAATAACTACAGGCCAAAATGATGCTGCAAATATAGTTGTAAGACCAATAACAGAGAAGTAGGCTGCGATAGCTGATAAGCCAATCGCAACCAACAAAGCAAGATAGTTAATCATTTTCTACAATTTTGTTTACCTTATCAATAAACGCTGTCATCTTCTTTGACCTATCAGGCCACAGTATGTACTCTTTATCAGGATCTTTCTGAAGGTTTAGTAATAGAGGCATAATTAATTTATAAAGAGCTTCCATTCTATCCTTGTACTCTTTAGAAGTCAACGTCAATTGCTTTTCAGTTTGAATGACCTGTTGTTGAAGCTGACGCTCCATAGACTTTAGTTCATCCTCACTTACAGCAGAGAATCCAAAGTCATCAAAAGCATCTTCTAGTGAAATATTAATCTTTCCCATTTTTATTCCTATTCAAAGAATTGTTCTAGTGTTTGTCTACGGTCTTTGATCTCCCAACCAACAGCATCGAGTATCGATTTGATTGGTTCCATAAACGACTTATCAAACTGCGTTTCGTAGTCGACGTATGGATGGATATTCAGCACCTTCGGCAAGTCGCCTGGTGAAGATATCACAGAGTCACGAGCGGGGTTAGGAGTCCGTAGATATGCAAACTTAATCTTATCTCCATCACGAATGATGGGATACTTTGTATCTATCTTATGCTCTCTTAGCAGTGCGTTGTATATCAAAGAGCCCTTGACGTGAATAGGAGTAGACTTTCTGTAGATCGATGATGCGTCTTGATACTTCTTCAAATCTCTCACGCTTCTTGGAAATGCAATCTCCTCAAAGGGCAAAGTCATAAACTCCATCTTGAAGTCTGTAATGAACTTGACTGTAGCTTTCTCGTCCTCATTCATAATCACTTCAAGAGCTTTCTTAATGTTCTTTCTGCATGCAGCTGGTGTAGAAGAACGAACAGCTTCGATCCCTTGCATCTTCAACTTAGGTTCATTGTACTGGACACCTTCGTTGTTGTATACGTTGAGGATGTAATGCTTCTTGCCAGTCCAGATACCCTTGTTGGCAATTGCTTCACGCTTCATCACCATCTTCTGCTTCATCACTTGCATGTAGTCACCAAGCTCTGCAAAAGTCTTATCGATGAATGGTTGAATCTTCTTCTCACAAACATCGTCAAGGAATTTGACAATCTTCTGAGTATCTTGTTGTTCGTCTCCGAATACACCTTTGACTAGTCTCTCTAATCGAATGTACATTGAGTCAGTGTCACAAGCGATTACATAGTCTTCGTCCTCTGTCTTGAATAACTTATTCAAGTACTGGTTGATATGCTTCTCCATCCAACGGATAGAGAGCTGGCCAGACATTGTGATACCTTCAGCAAGGTTACGTTGATACCATCTAAAGTAAACATTACCTAAAGCACCGTAAGCACTGTTCAGTTGAATCTTCTTAGCCATCTGCATGTTGTTGCACCGGGCTATCTTGTTTTCTAATTCACGTGTTGGTGTTTGTTCGTATTGTTTCTTTGCCTCGATCATACGTTTCTTCCAAACAGTACGGTCGTTGTACATAGTCTCCATCAGAGTAGGAAGGAACCCAACCTTCTCCTTACTGAACACTGCACCGTTAGGACATAATGTCTTATTCAGTTGATCCAGCTCTTCTTCAAGATCAGAACCAATCTGCTTGTTCAAACATCTCTCAATAGTAACATCATCCTTCATCTCAACAAACGTATCTGGACTGATATTGTATTGCATAATCAAATGTGGATAGAGACTGTTCAAGTCAAAGGAGCAAACCCAGTTATGCAATCCGACTTGAGGATCTTTGACATAGGCACCAACGATTGGTCCCATCTCTCTATCAACTTCTTGTCTGTCATCTAACTGGTCACGTTCAACATGAGGAACAACAATACCTCGGTCTAGCAAGTAGTTGGTGATAATGATATCCCAAATACGAACAGTGGTGAATGTGTCAACATAGTTGACCTTCGCATCATAAGCAATAGCGAATACCTGTTCAATGAACTTCAACTTCTCTTCTAGCTTATCAACCAACACAACGTCATGGATGTTATAGTCAACAAACTTTTCAAAGTTCTGCATATAGAATTCATGCATCGACTCGTACTCAGAATAGTCTAGTTTCTTTTCACCAAGCTCATACTCAGCAATGTGATCGAGCTTGTATGATTCTTGAGGGGTGTAGGAGAACTTCTTGTAAAGAGCCATATAGTCAAGTACAGATATTCCGTACAAGTCATAGATCTTTGGAGATGTTGAATCCTTACCGACTTGACGTTCTTTGACGATTCCCCACGGTGATAATTTGTTAGCTTGCTTGGCACCAAGTACATTGGTGATTCGTTTAACCAAATACGGAATGTCAAAGTACTCAACGTTCCAGCCAGTAACAACATCAGGCTTCCACTTATTGGAATTCCATACCTCTAAGAACTTCTCCAGTAGATCAACTTCGTTTCTACATTGAATGTATGTGACGTCTTCACTCTTTGCTTTGTATGGTCGCATACCAAGAACAACAACCTTACCACGCTTACGAATTGAAAGTGTAATTACTTCCTTGTCAGCA